TGCTTCCATCATCATCTGGTTCCTGGGATATTATCCCAATCACGATGCCTATGAAACCGTAGCCGAACAACAGGAAAATTCTTATATCGGGCGGATTGGAAAAGCCATTGAACCTGTTATCGAACCTATGGGTTTTGATTGGAAATTAGGTATTGGACTGATTTCCGGAGTTGGTGCAAAGGAGTTGGTTGTTAGTACACTTGGTGTACTTTATACAAATGATGCTAATGTGGATGATACCACTTTGGGCGAACGAATCCCTATTACGCCATTTGTAGCTTTCTGCTATATGTTATTTGTACTGATATATTTCCCATGTATTGCTACATTTGCAGCTATTAAGCAAGAGTCTGGAAGTTGGAAATGGGCATTTTTCACAGCCGGATATACTACTGTGTTAGCATGGGTGTTAACTTTTGCTGTTTATCAGATAGGAGGATTATTTTTATGACTTTGAACTGGCAGGAATGCGTTGTTGCTGTATTATTAGTTCTTTGTGTGATTCGCATTGTGTATGGAATTTATAATTTTTTTCGTCGCACGAAAAATAATGAGAATCCTTGTGCAAACTGTGCAAGAGGCTGTGAATTAAAGCGTCAGCTTGACAAAAAGCAGCAGGAGTGCAAAGAAACCAAAAGCCATTCTAAGAAAAATTGCTGCGGATAGTTTGGTGATTTGAAAATTAGTATTACCTTTGCAACCGCAAACGAGGAAATAAGGTTCCTTGGATGAGTGGCTTAGTCAGCGGTCTGCAAAACCGTGTACGGCGGTTCGAATCCGCCAGGAACCTCAAGCAGCCCTTTCAGATGATTTCTGAGGGGGCTTTTCTTTTAAAGTGGGTAAAAATGTTCCCACTTTGTTCCCGCCTTTTTCAATTGTTCCTAATAGTACATTTATACTATCCGGTTTCTGCCGGAGGGGGATTCAGCAGACGAAAGCAGTATTTGATAACGCTTGTTCTCCCGGTTTCCCATGTACGCACGCATACGTATAATGGTTCAGATTCTTTAGGTCTCTTTGCGCACGTGTGCGTATGGATCGTCACTTTTGTACCATAGGACTGTGTGAAAGTGTGTGATTCATCCTATAGACAGTCCAATTATGACCAATTTTTTTCGTGCGTATATGCGCATACGTACGTGGACACTTCATTTAATTCACTTTATTGTGCCTATACACCCATACACTAAATATTCAATTAGTATGTGATGGATCATTGCTTTTTCTTTTTCCTCGGTTTTCTATATTTACCACAACATATCTAAGCACATCAGCCGCATTACAGAACCACTTTCCATTCTGCTTATTGCTTGGTTTATCACTCCGGATTTTACCTTCTTCTATTAACTTAAGAAGGCGGCCCAATCCACCAACCATGCTCGCCGCTTTTCGTTGTCCAAAAGTCTCTCTATCCATAACAATAAGAATATTCGCTAACTTAAATTCGGCTGATTCGTCATAAGAAATAAAGTGCTTCAAGGACTGATTTATCATGATCTATTGTAATTATTTGTAATAAAGCTCTATAAAAATAGCAATCCATATTAATATATTCTGCAAATAATGGATAATTTAGCTCTATACTTTTTTGTTTATCCCGGCAAGGTGTATAAGCTCTTTATCACCTTACTTTATCAAACAAAAAGAGACTGACTTTTTGCCAACCTCTTGTAATTTGAACTGATAAGCATTGAACTCCTAAATAGCTTTTGTTTGGCATGAATTCACGATAAACATTTGTTGGATGTCATCAATACTAATCTGTGATTCTTCATAAAGTGGATTGAGTGGGAATATTGTAATATGTCTATCGTTAATACTTGAAATACGCCTTACTGTATATCCGTTACCAATCTTTATCACATAATCATTTCCTATCTTCACGTCTTGTATATTAACCTCATCACATCGCAAATAGTCACCATTAGCAAAGCTCCATTTTGAACCGTTATTCATGCTGTCGCCTATCATTCGGAAGGCAAAAGTAAATTCTGATACTTCATCAATTTCTTTTCTTGTTTCCATTTCGTTTTTGTAGTCTTAGTGATGGATATCCCACCAAATTAATAATATCAATAAAATAAATTTTCTCCGTCTTTTCTATACAGGTAGTACCCACTAACGAGGTTACCAAGTATTATAATTATCTCTATCATGGTTCAATCTCCACAATAAGAGCCACAGCCGTAACCCATCGAACGACTAATACGATTTTGATACTCAGCATAAGAGATGCCCGCTTTGCGTGCTGCGATCTCGTCTCTCATGCGTTGTGCTTTGGCTTCTGCTTCACGTTTGATACGTTGTGCTTCCTGTTCTGCAGTAAAAAGAATAGAGCGAATTGCAGCCTATTCCCGTGCTTCCTGTTTCTTTGCCTCCTGAGCTTCTTTCTCTGTATCTATATCCTTGATACTCTCTGTTACTTGAACGTTGAATTTAGCCATTTTCCAGCTTTTGCGGAGTGCATCGGAGAATGTCGGGTACTTTGCACGTGCATTGTTATACAAGTTGTGTACTCTTTTCATTATTTGGGATAAGTTGTATCGTTTCATATCCGTAATGTTTTATGTTTCGTTTATGATGCAAATGTAATCCAAATATGGATAATTTCAAATCCAAAAATCTATTTTATTATCCATATTTGGATATATTAACTTTATAGTAGTTTTTATGATTAATAGAATTAAAGAAGTCATAGCCCTTTCAGGGCTATCTGATAGGGCATTTGCCATTAAATGTGGTATTAAACAAAACACATTGAGTAGACAATTAGGAGGGGTAAGTGAGGTTAGCGCCTCAACTATTAATGCAATATTGGATAACTACGAAGAAATATCCGCAGAATGGCTGTTAAGAGGAAAAGGTTCTATGCTTCTTCAAAAAGAAGAAACAGAACCAGGAATGGATAAATTGAAAAGTATAGTATATACCATCGCCAATTTACAAGATGAGATTAATGAAAAGACGATGCTCACTCAACGTCTTTTGGAAGAAAATCAAAAACTGAAAGGTGAATTAGCTATGTTAAAGAATGAAAGAAATATAGGATAAACCAACAACACAGAAATGAAAAAAATACTATTACTAATTTTAGCTACAATGCCATTGTTCTGCTTTGCTCAAAAAGTAGACACAAAAATAGACGATTTTACAGGTGAGAAAGTAGTTACAACATCGTGGGAAAAGATTTACTCGGGTGGTGCAACAGGTAAGAATCAAACACGAATAAGATTCAGACACGAAGGCGGTGTAGATTTGATAGAGTTTCGTGTCTTCACAGACTGTGCTACTTCGTGTAATAAAGGACAAGAAATGCTCCTCAAAACGAACGACGGAATTATCAAAGTAAAAAATGTAGAATATACGCTAGCAAAACCAGGGGATTGGACCCCAAATGGCATTAATAGCAAACTAGGAATTTATATTGTATGTCTAGGGAGTGATTTAGAAAAGCTCTCAAACGAAACAGTAACTAAAATGCGGCTAACATTTAGTGATGGATATAGAGATATAGCTTTGAAGGAAAAGGATTCTTCTAAGCTACAAGAGTTATACAATCAATTCAATAAAGCCAAATAACAACCTTGAGTATCGTTTTATGAAAAAGATATTAATCGCATTAATGCTTATTATACCACTTTTTGCAAATGCACAAAAAGATAATAATTTAGCATTCAAAGATTCGTTGAATATATATAAGGATACTTCATCCGAATATCACTCAAAATTAGATTCACTATATTCTAGTTTCGAGGAAAAATATAAAAATCAACAAGTTACTAATATTGGTGGCATTCCTTTTGGGATTTCTAGAGAAGAAGCATTACCCATATTAAGAAACAAGTATGGAGAAGAAATGTATAATCCTAAGAAAAAAAACATATTGTCTTTTAATAATATAAAGTATGCTGGTGTGGATTTTAATACTGTGCATTTTCTTTTCCAATCAGACGGAATTAATAGTTATTTTAATACTTGCATATTTGTTTTAAACGCAGATACAGAAAAAGAAGCAATTGACAAACAAAAAAAAATGAGCGATATTTTGTCTAAAAAATATGAATTATCTTGCGTTAAAGATGCCAATGGACTTGATTCATACGGTGGTGGCGTATCCCCATTATGGGATGGACATTGGAGTTCGTTGTTAAAAGAAGAATATCTCACAGCGATCCATACAGATATAATCAAGTACGATGAAGAGCTAGCAAAAGACACTGGAATCAAATATGCTACTCGTATAATCTATGGTCCTTACAATTATATTAAAGAAGAGTTTTAGTTCCTAATTATATTATCAGCAAACAACAACTATTATAAAATTACAATATGCGCCCAATTAGAACTGTACCCCCAAAAGATGAAAGAGAATATCCTTTAGTTATAACAGCTGAAGAAAAGGATAAAGTATTAAA